ATACTCACCAGATCCGGCAGGATCAGCCGCGCGAAGGGCGTCAACGACATCCTTTGATGTTTGAATTACGCCCTTCTCGCAAGCTTCTTCCGTCACGCCGACGAAGTCGTTCAGCGTATCTTCGATAGCTTTTGCCAGTTCGTTGACCGTGACTTTTTTGTTCATGTTTTCACCTTATGAGCTGAAATATACATTACTATGCCACCCGTTCAGCGTCGCGTCCGGCGTGGTAGCGCTTGTCATCGCCATCACTTCGCCACTCTTTAACGGAGCAGCGGAAACGGTCAGCGCCTGCGTTGTCGGAGTTTTGGAATCTTCGATCGTCGCCAGGTCACGCGTCGGTCTGGTAGCCGTGCAGTTGTAGAGAACGAATTTTGTCCCCGTGTCGTCGCCTTCTTCTTCGAATGTCATCGCGAAAGCCTTTGCTTCTGCGGAAGCGTCTTCTGTGATAACCCCGTTCGTGTCTTTCGAATAACCGAAGACATCCTCATAGACCTTATCCGGGATCAGAGCGACAATCAGATCGCCTTCGTAACCATTGTTCGCGGACGACTGATAATAAACGATGTTATCGGCGTAGAATTTGTTAATATCGCCCTGCGCTCCCAGAGAAAGGGATACGGCGCCCGGTACATCGATAACGGTTCCGAAAGTCGGAACGGAACTGACATACGCGGTCATAGGGAAGATATGAACATTCTTGATACCGAATTTCACTTTGTCAGCCATGTTTTTATCTCCTTATATTGATATTGAATACAGAATTTCGTAACAGTTCTCATCGTCAAGATATTCTTCCGTCTTGTCCCAGCAGATCCCGACATCGTTCAGCTTCTTTTCTACCAGCGCTTCGGTCGATTCGGACTTCTTCGCCGTGTAAAGTTCGACATCAAAATTCTGGACTACATGGTAGACCCTGTTGTCTGCGTCGAAGTTGTCTGTGTCGGTTGCCAGGTAACAAATGAACGGAAGCTTCGGCGCTTTCCCGGCAGGCCATGCCCGGTATGTTACCTTTGTGGCAAATCCGGAAATTGAAGACAGGGTACTTTTAAGTTCTGACAAGGTCATGATTCTTCTTCCCCCTTCTTCAGCGTGACATACAGTTCGATCCGTCCATCGTCCCGAAGATAAGTCCGGTATATGGAATAGATGTTGTCGTCATATTTCAGAAGTTCTTCCCCGGAGTATTCGGTCTGCCAGATCAAGAACCGGTATTCCGGTTTCATGCCCTGCAAACCTGCCTGGTAGAACTCCGACATCGTGACCGAAGAAACATAGGCAAATACATTCACTTCTTCCGAAGCTTCAACCCATTCCCCAAGATCATCCTGCGTGTATGTCGTTTTAAGTAAAGCTATTTTTGCCGCTTGATTCATAGACTGTTACCAGTTGGCGTAACCCGTCGCCATGCTTAACTGTGACTTCATTTCATCGTAGGCGCGTTTGAAAGAATCTGCCCGATTCAAGGCCCCGTGTTCAAGTTCGAACTGGTAGCCGCAATAACAACAGACCGCGCGAATAATCGCGGCATCCGTCGTCGTGGAAACCGTCACATCGTCGTTCACATCGCCGATTTGTAAGTCAATAAGCGCCGCCCCGATCAGTTCGTTCAACTCCGTGTCGAAGTCGTTCGTCGTGATTAAAAGCGCAAGTTTAACTTTGTCCAGCATGGTAAGTTACCCCTTCTTTGTTGCCTTTGTTGCTTTTCTGACAGGCTTCTTCGCCGCCGTCGTTGTGGCTTTTGGTGCTTTCACGGCTTTTTCAGCCACTTCGGCAGCAGGATCGATTGCCTTCTGTGCGACTGTTTCTGTCTTTTCCTCGATAAGTTCGGCGGATCCAACAGAAATTAAAAACGCACCTTTGGCGGGGTCTACATCAACGATGTCCCCCGCCGGATGCGCTATTTTTGCGTCGCGTAAGAGTTTGACCTTCAATTAGATCAGGAACCCTTCTTGATGTTGGTGAAGCGTCCGCAAGCCGTGACTGCGTGCGCTGCATACTGACGACCTACAATCTTGACAAGGTCTTTCTCTGCTTCAGAAAGATCGTCGTATTTGATAGAAATTCCATCACCTTCGGGATAGTTTACGGATTCACCGTTCAGATCGCCGACGATTGCGTAAACTGCATTAGAAGAAGCGGTATTATAAGCGGGAAGGCTGTTGTTGAACTCAACCGGAAGACCCATGAACGGATCAATGTTGTATTCAGCCGCCGCCTGTGCCGCAACGAAGTTTGCGTATGTCAGTTTATTCATGATAATAACCGGATCAGTTGCTTCGTCGGACAGATTAGCATAAGCCGTAGCGACTGCCGTAACAGTCGGTGCGCTTGTGATCTGTGCTACGCAAGCCGCAACAGATGTGGCGGATGTCGGTGCGGTCTTGATGTCGTTGACAACAAGGTCGGCCAGTTTCTTCGTGATCTGGTATGCGACTTCTTCATATACATAGCGAACCAGCGCTTCGCCACCCATGGCAATAGCTTCATCCGAGATTCTAACCCATTTCTTCACGGATGCCGGGATAAGTGTTACGATACCAAGCTTCAGAGTTTCTTCATCCGGTGCTGCGGCGCCTTCTGTGTGAACGCCTGCTGCGCTTGCTACTCTCTCAAAAGCAACTTTAAGGTTGCCCCGGATCTCTGTTCTGCGTACTCTGGTCAGGATGCCGTTCCTCTCCCATGCGGTTCTGATGATGTCATCAACGATTGCCGGAACCGGAACGGAACCGCCTGCTACATTCTCTGTCAGCAGGGAACGAACTTCGGTTGCGTCTTCGCTAACAAGGTAGCGTGCAAATGCGTCTACATACTCTTTAGACGCGCGGATTTCTTCGTTTGTCTTCATGTTTCTTTCTCCCTTATCTTCTACTTTTTCAACTACTTTGCCGACATTTCCGTCAGCTACTGCCTGGCGGATCTCCGCCTTCTTTGCTTCTTCTGCTTTTCTTGCTTCAAGTTCAGCGTTAAGAGAACGCATTTCTTCTTCCAGTGCGTCCAGATCGGCGCCTTCGTTGTCAAGTTCAGCCACGATAGAAGTCTTTCTTTCTTCGATCTGCTCGATCGACATTTCTTTCAGTTCCATGTCAAACCCCTTTCATGATTCTGATTTTCTGTTTATGTGCTTCAATCGCTCTCTGTTCCGCCTTTGCGCTCTCCAGCGATGCCTTCGCGCTCTCCAGCGCGTCAGACAAACCACGGGCAGAAATCGATGTAGCTTCGTATGCAGGCCATGTAACGGCCGATACTTCAAAGATACGGTCGAAGGCCGTAATCGTGCGTTTCGGATGATCGGATTCAAGGTCATCCCACGAATCGGATTCTACCGTGAACATAAATGACATCCCGCTGATATCGCCCCGTTCTACCGCAGAATATAAGCTTCTGGCTTCGGAATTGTTCTCCGTGTCCAGATCAACACGGATATTCATGCCTTCGTTCGTGACTTCCAGCTGCATGGTAGAATTTGCGTTGTTATTCCGGGATCTCGCAAGCGGGATCATGTCCGTATTATGGTTGATAAGGAATCGAACATCACGCAGATCCGCGTTGTCAAGCGCGCCCTGTGCGATCGTTTCGTCATACCAGCCAAGATTCGTACTTTCGTTGAATACGATCGGCGTTCCTTCAAGGAAACTACCGCGTTCTTCGTTCTTTTCGGCGCGGACTTCAAAAGTAAACGCCCGGATCTCCTTATTGTTCATTATCTTCTCCCCCTTCTTCGTCGTTGATCTTCTCCGTTGCGTTGTAGTATTCGCCCCGGATGATATATTCCTGTCCTTCCCCGTTCGGAAGCGGCGGAAGGTTCCAGATCTCGCGGACTTCGTCGCGGTTCAAGATTCCGCGATCCGCCAGTTGTGCGGAAACTTCAAGCTTCTCTTTGTTTGACATATACTGAAGCCTGTTCGCGGATGCCATCACATAATTCCCCTGCGACTGTTCCCGCAGCGTGAATAACATTTTCGTCATGACTTCGCTGAACTGGATCGCGAACGGTTCGCAGATCCCTTCATAGGCTGCCACCCACTTATCGCCATATACGGCGGACTGTAACAGGTCTTCGTTGATATTGAAATAATCAAAGACATTCGCCTTGATGATCTTTTCTTCTTCCGCCGAAACGATCCACGGCTCCGCCTTGATCTGGTTGATATTCGCGTAAGTGTTCGGGAATAAAAGAAGGCCGCCGCCTTCTGCATCCTTCCCGAAATTTTCTTCCGAGAAGCGGGTTCTTTCCTTCTTCAGATCTTCGGCCTTCGTGAAGTTGTTGACCTGGGCCCAGAATTTGTAGCTTGCAGCGCTCTTTACGCCTTCCTGGATGCCTTGATTCTGAATGTGGATCAGATCGATCGTCGGATAAAGAACACTGTTCGTTTCGCCGAAGAAGTCCGACTTGTACTGGTGCTTCGTCATGATCCCGCAATATTCAAGTTCAACCGCTGCGCGTTTCCCGTCGCGGAATGTGTACCGCAGATAGGGAACATCGTCATAGGCCACTATCTCGCAGCTTGTCGGAAGCGGCGTCACCACTCCGGACGGTTCGCCGTACTGATCGTAGACCGGACAGATAAAAGCGGTATTGTGAATATCAAGGATCGTAGACAGGCGATAAAGGAACTGATACCATGTCTGGAACTGGTTCGGCCCGTGTTTCAGCTTATTCTGAAGCGCTGGTCTGGCAGATCCGCCAAGTTCAACCTTCAGCTTCGCCGTATGCGTCGCCCGAACATTGATCGCCGCCCGGATCAGTTCCTGTTCATAGATTGATCCGTTGTACGATGTGAAGTGCGGCGTGTAGCCGTTCAGCATTTTGAAGACGGTTTCAGTTTTTCCCTGTGTCTTCGGTCTGTTTTTGAAAATAACATCAAAAAGTCCCATGTCAGCCCCTATTCGCTAATTGATCCCCGATTTCCCCGTAATATTTCTGACGGACGCAGAACGCATCCGCCAGCGCTGCGGTTCCGTCAATGTGTACTTTTGCGTTTATCTTTACAAGGCGACCCCGTCCACGCTCCGCGTTCATTTTCAGCGCGGCGTTCAGCAAGTGCGCCTTTAACAGATCGTTGTCGCCACAATGGACCTTTCCGTCCTTCATGTAACCTTCCATCTCCCGCAGGGTTCCGTAAAGGTTATCGCCCTGAAAGACATCGTCCGTCCTAAATCCGTAGCCGTTTAGATCTTGAACGAGATACTGCGCGGAATATCTATCATATCCCACCATAAGCGGAAGGATTTCATACTTTTCTACCAGGGCAACGAGCCAGTCGTAACAGTCGCGGTAGTCCACAAAGTTCTCCCCGGAAGTTTGCAGAAGTCCCCGTTTGATAAATTGCTCATACGGAAGGCCGTCCCGGATCGTCGCTTCCGCGATCTTCTCTGCCGGAAGGAAAAACTTCGCGAAGACATACAGTTCCCCGTCCTTCTCGATCAGACAGGTCGCCGCAGTCAAGTCCGTTGTCTGGGATAAGTCTATCCCGCAGACCGCATAACTCGACCGGAAAGATTCCAGATCCAGCGGATCCCCGAAGCACTTGTTCACGGTTGCAGAATCAAGCCAAGCAAGCGAACTGTTCTGCTTGATGTTGCACATCTTCGTTATGAACTCTGCTTTGCGGGAAAGTGATCCTTCCGCGATCGCTATTTCTTCCAGAAGGAAGTCTACCTTTACAGATACACCAAGATTCGGATTCGACTTCCGAAGTTCGTTGATATCGTTCCACTTCTCGATATCATCGATCATATATAAAAAGGGCAGCAGGCGCTTCTCCTTACTGTCCCCTTTTAGGAATCGTGTTGATCTTGACAAAAGTTCGTCATAGATCGAATCGTTTATATATCCGGCAGTCGAACATGACAGAAGGATCGCTTCAGCCCTGGCTCCTGTTCCGGACTTCATGACTTCGTATTGTTTGAGTCCGCCGTCACCTTCCCACGCTGCGACTTCATCGCAGACCGTCATAGAAGGATTAAATCCGTCAGACTTCTTTGCTGAAAAGGCGATCTTCTTTACGGTGCTATTCGTCCCCGTGATATATAGATCGCTGATCCGATGCTTTGGCAGATCAGAATCGTCATGGATCTTTTTGTTGTGTTCGTCCTTCTCTGACAGAAGTTCCTTCATCCGTTGGTACTCCGGATCCAGCAAGGTCATCTGCCAGACATTGTTATAAATGATATCTGTCTGATCCAGCTTCGGAGCGACTACATAAACCTTCGTTCCGAATCCGCCATCGATCCACCAGACATACTTGATGATCGCAGCTGCAAGCAGGGACTTCCCGTTCTTCCGGGCAACGATCAAAACGATTTCGCGGAACTGCCTGTGTCCGGTTTCGTCCATGATCCCGAAGATTGACGACACAAAAGCCTTTTCCCATAACTCTAACTTAAACGGTCCCGGTGCAAGTTCGCCTTCTGTGTGAAAAGCGTGTTCTTCAATCCAGTCGACGGCGTCATTCGCCTTCTTCTGGTCGAAGAAAAACTCTTTTTGCTCGATCCCGCGGATCAGATATTCCAGCAACAGTTCGATCCAGCTGCCGACCGTGATACTTCCGTCCTTAACTTTTTGATAATACGAATAAATCCAGTTGTCGGAATTTTTCTTCGGCATTTTCCCGCTATCCCGGCGTATCTCTCGCGAACTCATCTTTTAAAG